CCAGCAGTGAAATCTGTATTTGCGTAAGTAGCAAGTTCCCCAGCAAAATCTCTTGCTGACTGATTACCTGCTTGAATATCCTGAAGTCCTGGTCCCGCATTGATAGCTTGCTGCTGTTGATTAAATGCATTAATTTGCATTTGTTCACTAGCTGTCGCATTTCTACCTGCTCCGCCTTGCACTGCTCCTGCGATCCCACCAGCAATACCGCTTACACCGGCACCAATGGCTCCTGCTGTGGCGGCTCCCGCTCCAACGGTTCCTGCAATCCCTGCTGCAATTGGGGCTAAAAATGGCATTATCGAAGCTCCTTAACAAGTAATGTTAGGCCGGACAAATTTGGCCTATATCCAAATGACTCATAATGACTGGCTAATGCCGCATTAGGAGCCAAACAAGTCAATTTAACGTATCCCATTGACTTTGCTACGTCCTCTGCATATTTTACCAGATCTTTAGAAATAAGGCTTCTTTTTTCTGATTTAAATGCGGGGGACGCAATAAAGTACTCTAGATACGCAATTTCTTTGGAATTAGGTAGGATGAGGCTTAGGCTCATTACAGGCTGACCTTCATATTCGGCAATGAAAGTGGAATAAGGAATAGTAGCCTCTGTTAACGTAGAAATGCCATTGGCCTCACACCAGCCTTTAAGGATTGGATAATCTGACTTAGTGTATGGCCTGATCATTTAAATTTTGATAATGTAATTTACGTTGGCGTTGATTGGGCGAGATTCTGTGTCATCAACGGTGGATTGAATATAATTAGTACTAGTAGATAAACTTCCAGTACCAGTAGAATGTAATTGTTGCCCACCCGCTGTAGTACTAAAACTATTACCAGTTGTTACCGGGGTGCTTGTATTACCATCACCGCTAGTGATTGAAATTTTAAGTGGGGCAACGCCTTGATTCTGAATAGACCCAACGGCATCGCCAGTGTTACCGCCAGTGTTCATAGCAGTACGAGAAGAGGCATCAGGATCACGGCCTGCTCCGCCGTCTCTACCTCTTAAAAATCTACCTCTAAAATCTGGGAGATGAAAAGTGGAGGTGTTGTCGCCTTGTCCAAAGTTTTCGCCAATAACGTTAAATAGAGCTGCATATACTGTGCGACTCACTTGACTACCATCGCATAACAAGAAGCCACTTGGAGCACTTGTGCCACCATACGCAAGAATTGTGCCAGTTGGGGTAAGGCGGTCTGTAACGTCGGTGGCCAGTTTAGCTAATGTTACGGCAGCGGCAGCAATTTTAGCCGTAGTGACGGAGGATGAAGCTAGATTATCTGCACTCACTCCACCAGTTTGAATATTTTCATTGTTAATTTTAGTATCGTTAAGAAATGTCTCAATAGAGGCAAATGCGGCATCTAATTGAGCTTTAAATAGGATTTGCCCATTTGCATAATTTTTAGGAATATTTAATGCCATTTTAGTTTCTCACTTCCGGGCTTGTACCAGCCACTTCAAATTCAATACCAAAGCCTTGGATTTCTGCAGTCTCGTTAATACCACCCATGGTTAATTCTATTTTAACAGATCTTCCATATCCATCGATAGTGCGTGTATAAGAGGCTAGTTTTAGATTACCGCCAAGCATACTTTCACCTAGAATGAACGTTTCGCCTATCAGATCTCCTAGTGGGCTATCGTTAAATACTAATTGATTGGCTGAGTCTAGATTTTGACCATCCACATAGACATCGACATTTATAGTGTGGGTGCTAAAAGGCTTATAGTATAAAAGAAATCTTTTAAACCCTTTAACGTTAAATAATGACCCATCTACAATAATTTGACCTGTATGAAGGGTCATTGTAATTTCGGTTTGATTGCCATCATAGTCGACATCATATGGATTGCCAGAAAACGATTTGGCAATACGGTCCATATCCGTGCCAAAGTAAAATCGTTTTTTATCAGCATCATTGGCCACTATCATAGCTTGGGAAGGAATATCATTCCATCTATACCAAGATTTAAATATCACATTATAAAGCCAAATAGAGTTGTTGATGTCTAGAGAAGCAACGTTTAGGTCTGGAGTGTTAGAGTCGGTGAAGGCAAATGCAACACTATTAATTTCTGGGTTGTAGGCTGCTTTAGCATATTTAAGTCTTGATTTAGGAAAACTATCAATAAAGGTTTTTTGAATGTCTGCACTAGTAAAGGTGGAATTAAAATCACCATATGCACTCACTGCATTAATGCTATGTACACCTTTTTCAGAAATAAACATAAGATCATCTTGATCTACAAGGGTGACAGCATTATGGCTTACACAACCAATACCACTACTAACAAGTTCGATACTAAAATTTTCTGGACTTGTGCCACGTACACGATACAATTTGGTGCGCTTAGCGACAAAAAGATCACCTTTGAATGATGGGAAAATAGCTACTATGCCATCTGGATCGCCATCCCCAACGCCGATGTCTAGGGCACCGCTGTCACCAAAACCAAGCCATTCAGTGTGATTAAATGGACTTGAATAGTGAAGGCGGTCACGATTGGTTTTGTCATTAGTCCAAAGACGGCCTAAATGTTCTCTAATGGCTGTGGCTTGAGGTGCTGTACCATTTACACGGAGGGCAGAATCAGAAGTACCTGCTTCAGCCAACGTTCCTACTGCAGTGTAAGTGATAGTATCATCAGTTACGTTAGAAGTGGAAATTGATGTAACAGCATATGTACCATTGTAAAATGATGCATTGCCGCCAGTAGTTCCACTAATTACAATATAATCCCCTACTAGACCTTTAAATGCTGAAGAGAGAACAAGAGTACGGGTTGTACCAGAGCTAGATCTACCATTTGTATAAAGAGTTTGATTGTATACATTTTGCAGATCTTCTAGGTTATTGTCACCATCCCAAAACTTAACTAGATTAGTATCTCCGTTTAAAGCTATGATGAGTTTATTATTAAACGTTACCATCGTAATTTGATCAATTACACCAGACCATGCTTTTCCATTCACGGTGACAGTGGAGGCAGTGCCAGCAGTGCTGTATGATCTTACTAGTCCGTCTTCATTAATAGATACAAATTTTCTAGTCTTGGAATTTGTTCCATACCAAAATTCATGAAGTCCGTAGATGGATTTAGAAGCATTTGCTACAGAATCAAAATCGTAGTTGATTCCATCTCTTTTCTTTTTACTGCCTCTTGTATCAAATACCACACTATCAGCACGTGTAAGCTGATTAGGTGGGATCATTGACTCATCTAGGGAAGTGTTTACTCCACCTACCCAAGGGAGTTGGTTAAAGAGGCTAGTGCGTTGTGACACGCTATCTCCTAGAGTTTGTTTGCGTAAATGCTAACTTTAACTGAAGTATCAGTTCCAGATCCACTTGTAATGTTTGGAACTAAATAAATAGTCTGGTTAACTGTAATGTTTAACCTAATAAATGGTGCCAAATCTGTAGCCAAATCTCCGGAAGAAGATACAGCACTATAATATTTACCTGAAAAATCTGGTGTACTGGCTGCTTCAAGAGTATTCCCACCAGTTAAAGAAAAGGCAGGAGCAGAAGGATAGGCAGTTGTATCATCGCCATTAGCTGTAAACCATCCTAATTGAACAAGCGATATTGCTCCGCCAATGCATTGAATACCACCGCTCAACTCCCAAACCCCTGGAGTTAGAGTAATACTATTACTAGACATTTGAAACCATGTAGTGTTGTGTGGTGACGTATTGCTAACAAGTTTTACAGATGAGAGTTGCGAAAGATATGACAGGGTAGGATTAAACACCCCACTAACAACTAAATCTTGTACAGTAGTAGTACCTGTTACACCCAATGTTCCAGTAATAGAAGCATTACCAGTTACCGCAACATTATTATCAACTGTAAGATCATTTGCAATTTCTAAGTTAGATCGGACTTTTTTAGTATTTGCCATAAATTTTCCTTATGCTGCCCATTTAATAACAGCATACTTTAGAGTGCCGTTAAATCCTGTATTTGTAGAGGTGTAAAGAAGTCTTACGTTGCCACCACTAACGTCTGCAGTGAGAGTGATACCGGTTGATCCAATTCCTGATGAATCAATAGCGAGATCTGCTGTAACTGTGTTATTCATCAACACCATCATTCCACCTTCGTATGAAGCAGAACGCTTTATAGAATAGACAATGAAACAAAAACTACTAGCCACTGGAATGCTGATGGCTGGTGTTGCCACTACCGTATTATCTACTAGAGTGACAGATGTAAGAGGTGTCACACCACTAAGAAAACTAAGTTCCGTTGGGGTGACAGATGATTCTGACATTACACCAGATCCGTCTGTAATCACCACTCGGTCTGCAGTACCTGCTGCAAGTTTAGAACGGGCGATAGCTGCTGAAGGAGATACAAGAGCGTTTGTAACAAAGGCTGATGCCAATGTTCCATTAATTGTATCAATCTGATTTTGAAGATTTGAGGAAGCCCCGTCAAGGTAGTTGAGTTCAGCTACACTAACTACGCTTGAGCCTTCCAATTCTCCATTGCTATTAAAAATAGCTACGGTATCCGGTGTTCCTAATGTTGCCACAATACTTCCTCCAGTGGATGCTCCCGAGGCTCCAAAGAACCCGTCGAGCGGTAAATTAAATCGTCTGGACTTAAAGCTATTACGCTTAGCCCCTAAATAAAAACGTGATGGCTTAAGAAGCGGTTTATCAACGCTATCTTGCATATAGCCAGCCATCCTGGCCATAGTATCTCGGTAAAGCCCTAGATTACGCGCTGCTTCTTCTGGGTTACGAGCCCTAGACCAAGAACGTTGCAAAGCTCCGTATACTAGTACCATTCTATCATCAAGAGGGATGATTGGTTCGTCAGTGTCATTTTCCAATGGCATGACGTTTTTCTGGTAATCAAGCATCAAATTGAGAGGTTGGTCTGTAATAGACGGATAAAAGTAAATTGCCCTGTAACGAGTACGGTCTGCAGTGGTGATGATGGACCTGAACTCAATATCATGGTCTGCACCAAAAGGTTCTGTGTGCTCATCTTTACCAACATAAACAATGGTGTCGTTGCTAACATTGGTGGTCTGAATTTTGGCAATTCGTACATCACCGTTATAGCTAGCGTGATTGGCTGCTTTAACGCGAATAGTTTTACCTGCAATCACTGCCGCTGGAAGCGATGCTTTAAACACTACAGTTTTAATAACGCCTAAGCTAGACTTATGCAACACTTCAGGCATGTTTGCGATAGCTTCATCTGGAAAAGGTTCTGTGAAATCGCCGGTGTAATAGGCCTCTGGAACACCTTCAAGTTTTGGAAGAGCCGAAGAGAGACGTCTAAATTCTTGTAAACCTAAATTTTCAAGTGGTGCCCTAGTTAGTGGGCTAAGCACTTCCACAGTTTCTTTTGCATAGGAAGGAAGTGGAATATGGTCTTTCCAGATCTTAAAGCCCACAGCCATGTTTGTTGCACCAGCATATGACTGGCTTAGTTTAAGCACTGCTGAACCTGGAATATGGGACTCAATAAAGTATGATTCGTTTTGGCCATCTACTGTAAAGAAGAAACCTTCTTTAGGGACTGGCAAAGCCACACTAAGTTCTACACGATTTGAACCATGCACTACTTGTGCCGTTCCAACTTTATAGGCTGCTGGAATTTGAAGGGTGTCTGATTCTACTAGCCACCACCAGCGTTTAGCTGCAATCACTTCAGAATAGACAATATTGATATCGCGTTTAATACGATTGATAGCCGTTGTGTCAGAAGCGTTTTCTTTCACTTCCTCACGTACAGCGGCTACGATATCGGCAAATGTTTTAATTGTTAAAGCTGCCATTAACCACCAGAGTTTTTAATAACGAGTGTTGCCACTGCATTTGTAAGAGTGGTGACACTAATCCCGTTTGGGAATAATACCGGGGAGTCAGTAAATCTGAACAATTGAGTAGTACCTGCGCCTGCCACTCTAAGCTCCAGTTTTTTCTGTGGAGCCGCCCCAACGTCACTTAGAACCATTATAGCATTACTTGCTGTAGCTGTAAGGGCAATATAAACAACTAGGGCCTGTTTACGTTCTAAGTCAGGAGAAGTAGAGTCTATATAAAAGGTGTTGCCATTTAATAGATTAGCCATTAGTGAATCACCTTGGATAAGGATAATATGATTAATAGATTAATAGCAAGAGATATATAAAAGGCTACTTTATAATTAGTGGGGGCTGGAGGAGGAGATTTTCTACTAGGCCTATCCTCTCCTTCTTGTCTATAATATAGTCTAGCCATTGTCTTACTCTTTTTCAACTAATTGTTTATTTACACTTTCACAAATAGAACAAATTACAAATTCTCTTGCCATTTGAATAGGTTCACTAGGAATTACATCATAGCTAAATTCTTCTGATTCATTTCCGCAATCTAGGCATTTAACAGTATAATTCATATCATCACCTTGGAGTTGTAAATATAATTTGAGATCTAATATAATCAATAAGAAGGGTAGATGCTGTAGTACCTGCTGTTTTAGAAATTATAAGCACTGGTCCACTTACTCTAGCTACTGTAGTAGGGATATTAGTTGTTAGAGTAGCTCCTAGAACACCGTTTACATAGAATGCACAACTTGTTCCAGCGGCATTCATTACCCAAGATAATTTAATCCAAGATGCGGCAGCCACCGCAATAGTCGTATCAGTGGTGGTACGAGTGCTATTATTAGCAGTTTTAGCATACCAGTTAGCACTTACAGCCCTGTTATACTCAAAATAAACACCGTCTACATGGTCTGCACCAGTAAGTACATCTCCATATCCAATTCGTATAACATAATCTTGTGCTACTGTTGCTAGCGTTGGAATGTACACAAGAGTTTCAAATGTTGCAATTCCTCCACCAAAAAATGTATTTAATATATTTAAAGAATGAGCAGCTCTACCTGTTGCAGTTGTTCCTGTACTATGCTGCAAAATCCCCATATTATTTGAGGTTTGGCCGGTTGTAACCAAAGTGGAAGCAGCCCCTGTACCACTCACTGTATTAGTCCAGTTTTTATCTCCGGCTATACTTGTTGATAAAAAATCCTCTTCTATAGTGAGGGCTTGTGAAAGATTGTAGGGACCTGCCCCTTGCTGTACTTGCGCTACTAGAATTCCCTGATTAAGAGCTAAAGTTCCAAGCCCACTTGTTTCCCTAAACTGTGCTTTAACTGTATATGTTCCAGCTACTAACTGCGTGCTAAGAAATTGAATTGCAGAAGCCTCAGTATAGGTTGTATTTGGAATAGTAATTATTTCAGCAGTACCATTTTGAGAATCAATTACAATTCTAATTTCACCTACTGCACTCACTGATGTACAGGCAAGCGTTGCTGTAAGTGTTCCTAAAATTTTAGAAGGGATAGTGGAAGTGACAGTGAGGGATAATCCTGAGATATCACTAAATGTAGCGCTAGTGGTAGTTTGTTGAGTTGTCTGTACAACAGTGTTACTAACTAGTTCTCCAGTTGCGGATGCTGGTCCAGTTGGACCTGTAGGGCCTGTAGCTCCCGTAGCCCCAGTTGGGCCTTGTAACCCAGCTGTTGCAAGTCCTCCAACATAACGAGAGGTGATGACACGGTTAGTGCCTGTAATTGATGTGCATACAAATACTTTATAATCTGAATTCCAAACTACAGAATAAAACTGATTGGCAGATGGGCTAGTTCGAGCTGTCCACGTAGTACCATTAGGAGAAGAAGCAATTGTACCTCCGCTTGAAAGAGCTACAAAAATACCTAAATCTTCTGAATATTCTAGTGTTCTCCAGGAAGCAGCACTAATACTTCCAGAAGCTGTCCATGTAATCCCGTCTGGAGATGTCATTGTGCGAGATGCACCTGTAATAGCAACTGCACAAAAAATACCTAATTGCTTAGACCATTTAATGTCATACCAATCATTGGTATTAGGTGCTGTACGAGAAGTCCAGGTAGCTCCATCAGGAGATGTAGAAATAGAACCACCAAGAGCTACAGCGGCAAATAAATTTAAAGTATCTGACCATTCAAGTGCATACCACTGAGCAGTAGCTATGGTTTGAGAAGTCCAGTTAATACCATCAGGTGAGGTCATTACTCTGTTGGTACCGTTAAGAGAAGTGGCACAAAACACACCAGCTCCAGGAGCCCATTTTAAGCTATACCATTGGTTAGCTGCTGCTCCTGTACGAGAAGTCCATGTAATACCATCTGTAGAAGTCATTACATTGTTGGCTGTAGTTCCGTCAAAAGCCACTGCAGCAAAAAGTTTAAGTTCTGGGGAATAGGTAACAGCGGTCCATGTGTTATTTACCGCAGCCGTGGCATCTGTCCATGTAACTCCGCCGTCGTCTGAATACATGACACGATTAGTTCCACTTGACGCTATAGCTACAAGTCTTCTGATGTCAGGTGCATAACAAACTTTAAACCATTGATTAGCTGATGGATGAGAATGCTCTGTCCATGTAGAAACTGCTCTTACAGCTTCGGCAGAAGTATTGTCTGGAAAATAAGCACTCCATGTACCATTGGCCTTTAGTACTTTATCTTTAATTCCATCTAAAGCTCCAGGAACGGGTACGATACCAGATGTACCTCCTGTGCCTGAATCGCCGGTAAAGATTGGAGGTGTTGAGTCCAATTTACCTGTGAATGGATTAAAGGTGAAAGCCATTAGGATCTCACGTATGTTTCTGTTGAGGAAGTGGGATAGGCTACAGTGATAGTCATAAGAGTAGTGCCTGATGCTCCACCTGATTTAAACACTGCACTGGATAGACTAGCTTTAGTGGCATCAGTATAAGTAAGTACAACAGCATCTGTAGCTGCTGGAGCTGCAAAGAAACCATTCAAAATGGTATGAGTGTCAGCATCACTCACTTTAAGTTCATTACCATTAAGCGAAGTAACTGCAACTAATCTAGTGCCATCTCCTATCTTAATAGAATCGTCAACATGACTAACAATAATTTCTTGTGGGGTGGAGAAGCTAACTGTTGCAGCAGAAGCTCTACTGACTAAAATTGGCATTAGGGTTTCCTTCGCCAGGCTACTATACGAGCCTTGTCGCCTGATGTAGTAGAAGTTATAAAGATTTCGTCTAAAAAGAATTCATCTGATGCCTTTCCACGTTCTGGCACCATGATGAGAGCTGTATCTCCAGGAGGAACTTCTACTCCGTTAGCACTACTAACGTTTGAAGCCCCTACAACTAATTTTGATACATTGGTAAATTCTGCTTGAATAGTAACTGAAGTTACTGCGGTATGTACGGCAGATAAGGGGTAGGCGGTACCAGCGCTCACCACCGTTACCGGATCAAGAGTCTGTAACTGGACCGCCATAAAATCTCCTTAGTTATTCAGAGTACAAATATACGTTTGCAGCTCCGCTGACAATTTCTAAATAGAGGGTTTCAGCTCCTCTAATCTCAACTTCAGCCCAGTCTACACCGCCTGAAGCAACCTTTGACTCATATACGACTGTACCAGAAGAATCCGTCTGGCGCAAGCGCAAATGAGCAACGGCTCCCGCTGTCTCTATCACTTTAATACCCGTGATACAGAGTGAGCGGCCGGTGATTGTATCACCATTAGCTGTCATACGAATGACGTTCATTGCCGTTGTTACTGCCATAAATCACCTATTAGCGAATCAGGCAAACAACCCAGTTGGCGGTAGAACCAGCCAACGCGGCAGCGGCATTAACGTTAGACATCCTAATTTTGACAGTGTCGGCAGCGCTAACCCAAGCAGCAACAATGGCTAAGCCAGTTTCTGCAGCAGCGTTAGGTGGGGTGACAATGACAGCGTCCCCGGCGGCAGCGCCGCTAACGGTGACAGCAACGTCTGCCTCAGCAGCAGCAGCCAAGGCTGCAACGGTGACAGATACAGATGCTTTTTTAATGAAAGAAATTTGTGAACCAGAAGAACCAGCTTGAAAGCCATTTTCGCTGACTACTGGACCTTTAAAATGAGTTGCCATATTTAATCTCCTAAAAGAAGGGTTACGGGAGAGACCTTTCGATCTCCCCCGCTCCCATCAGAATTTTAGCTATTACGCTCCGGCAGAACCGAAGATGCCGTAGCCGTGCAATGCGCCGATCTTCTCGCGGTAACGAGCCTTATAAAGGATCGAATCCGTCTTGAAGCCAACGTCTGGACCTGCAGCTTTCGTTTCAATCGGCTTGCGCTGAATGATACGAAGGCCAGTCTCAGCCGGTGCGGCGAGCAAGAACCAAGCATCGGTGTCAGTCAGGTGCGGCGACGAAATAACAACCAATTCGTCCATCTTGAACGCATTGAGGTTGTTGTCGGCCGTATCTGGCTTGCCATCGGAACCAACGAGTTCCATCGCATATCGCTTCTGAGAAGGATGAACGAGGAGAACACGTGGGCGTTGGTTGTAAATGATACCGCTGTCGCCCACAAACTGGGTTTCGAAATCAGCAAGTGCTGTATCGAGTGCAGTTTGGGAGAGATCGCTTGCTACTGCAAGCTGGTTGCGGTAAGAGCCGCCTGATGGCAGGGTGTGAGCGGCGTTAAACACGCTCAGGCCATCGGCAGTCACTTCAGACGAAAAGCCATTGTTGAAAATGTTCATCGCCTGAATTTCTTGTGATTCCTTAGCAGATTTAGCAAGCTTCTTAACCATGTCTGCGATCATGTCAAACTTGCCGTCTTCAACCATTTCTTCTGAAATGGAGAAGCCGAGTCCAAATTTAACCATCGAGAGGGTTTTGGAAGCGCCTTGCTTCGGACGTTTAAAACTATACTCAGCACCTTCTGCTACTTCGCTGAAAAGGTCGAGGTCATGGAGTTCTGACGATTGCCAGATGTCTCGGTCATGAGCCACAACTTTAAACAACGCTTCGCGTCGTGAAGGGTGCTGCTCTAGTTCAAATCGGAAAAGCTCCTCGAGAACGGGGAGCATGCTTGAGCCGTATAGGTGGCTATACTGGCTTCTAATTGCTACTGGTGCAGCCATTTAAATATCTCCTTAATTAGATACTATTAAACCCCAGCCGTTCCGGTTCCGGACGAAAGCTGATGGTTATTAATCTTAACAATACAATCGACTTGTGCGCCGAGTGCGTTGTCAGGACGTTTTTCAATTCCCAAAAG